AAGACATGGAAGCAAAAGCAGTTGCATCAGCTGCCGAAGCACAGGTTGCAGAACAAGAAGCTAAGATGACTCCAAAAGAACGTGCTACCGAAAGAGGTGAATCGTATGTTGCTGTGCTAGATACTAAAGTAAACAAAGATAACCCACGCAACGGATTCTTTGAGCTTGATTGGAATGATTACTTTATTGCAGATCTAAAAAAGAATGGTTACGGTTTTGACGGAGACCCTGAAGAAGAAATTGTAGATCGTTGGTTTAGAGATATTGTGCGTAACATGCTAGGAGAAGAAGGATTAGATCCAGAACGTCCTGCAGGATTTATTAATGTAACCAGAATCAATAAAAATAAATCAGAAGTATTTTAATGCCTACTATACTAACACAGCATGATCAAATAAAGCCTTACGATTTTAGTTCGTTGATTACTGAAGACGACAACGATCAAATAATGTTTATTAGTAAAGATATTATTGATAGTGGCAACTATTTTTTAAACAGTCCTAAATTTCAAACTAAAGAAAATTTGTTTGCAAGGCCAGAACCCGTTTGGCTTAAAATGAGACAGAGTTTTATATATAGTTGTTTTATGTTTTTGGGTAAGGAAGTTCAAATTAAAGGAATAAACTCTTGGGTATTCATGACCAGTTCAAGAGATGAAATTGATAGAAACAATTTGTGGCATCATCATCACTATGATCAAGCATTTGGAAAACTAAGTGGTATTTGGTATGTTCATATACCGCCCGATGTTACAAAACCAGAATTAACTGGCACTGAATTTGCCGTAAATGGAGTTAATGGCGGGGACGATATATTCATTAAGCCAAATAGCTTTACTTGGAACATATATCCTAGTAAAATATGGCATAGGCCCGGGATTACTGATTCAATTGATTACCGGTTTGTATTTGCGGCAGACATGGAATATCGTATATGACATATATTTTGGTTGATACAGCCAACACATTTTTTCGTGCTCGACACGTAGTTCAAGGCTCTGCTGATATTAAGTTGGGCATGGCCTTTCATATTACCCTTAACAGTATTAAGAAAGCGTGGAACGACTTTGGTGGCACTCATGTAGTATTCTGCTTAGAAGGTCGTAGCTGGCGCAAAGACTACTATAAACCTTACAAGGCAAATAGGCAAGAAACTCGTGCGGCTATGACACAAAAAGAACAAGATGAAGATAAATTGTTCTGGGAAGCATTTGACGAGTTTAAGAATTTTATTACAGAAAAGACCAATGCTACTGTAATGCGTCATGAAAACTTAGAAGCAGATGATTTGATTGCTGGTTGGATACAAGCACATCCAGATGCAAAACATGTTATTATTTCAACGGATGGAGATTTTGCACAGCTAATTGGTCCTAATGTTAGCCAATATAACGGTGTAGGCGATTTACATATTACACATGAAGGAATATTTGATGCTAAAGGTAAACCAGTCAAAGATAAAAAGACGGGCGAGCCTAAGCCTGCACAAGACCCGGAATGGATGTTGTTCGAAAAATGCATGCGAGGCGACACCTCAGATAATGTATTTTCAGCTTATCCAGGAGTTCGAACAAAAGGGTCAAAGAATAAAGTTGGTCTCCTGGAGGCGTTTTCCGATCGTAAGACTAAAGGATATAATTGGAACAATCTCATGCTCCAACGTTGGACCGACCATAATGGAGAAGAACACAGAGTCTTAGAAGATTATCAACGTAATGTTCAACTATGTGATTTAACTGCACAACCTGAAGATATTAAACAAAAAATTAAAGAAACAATTAAGGCTAATGCTATTCCTAAAGAAGTTAGCCAAGTTGGTATCCGCATGCTAAAGTTCTGCAATGCATGGGATATGAAAAAGATTGCAGATAATATACAATCTTATGCAGAACCATTTCAAGCAAAATATCAAGGAGAACTAAATGTCTAAATTATCAAAACTAGCAAAAGTAAATGAGTCTATTACTGTCAATCGTTACGATAACGGTTGGATGGTCGAAATCGGTGGTCGCAATAAAAAAGATGATTGGTCTAACGCTAAGGTAGTATGCAATACCGAAGAAGAAGTTATCGCTCTCATCAAAGAATGGAATACTTTTCCACTAGATCAATAAGGATATAATCATGGCAATCTGGACCGTTAGCACATATTATAAAAAATCTTGTCAAGAAGTCGAAACATACCATCAGCGTAACGGTGATGGAAAAGTCACTGTTACTAACGGTTTCCGTTACGGCGAGTGGACTGTAGAAACTACAGACGACAATCCTCCTGAATTTGAATTTGTAGAAGTGCCCGGTGGCGATGGTCGTAAAGACAGCATCAATATGTTAGATTGTGAAATCAACAATATCGAAAGTGTTGAACTTGTTGAAATGTTTGATGGCGGTTGTTGGTATGATGTAGAAATCGAGGGTCTTGATGAAGAGGCTGAAGAAGAAATTCAAGAATTTCTTGATGATAACAGTCCATATGAATTAGAAGAACGTGAGGACGATCCTTGGAGCCAAGGTGATACTGAATGGTGGATCTGGGGACCTATCGAAATTAAAAATGAATCTGGCGATACTGTTCGTATTATCTGTGCAGATGCCGACGGCAATGTTGTAGATTTTGTTGAAGAATGAGAGATAAATACGTATATTACTTCAGCGCCTTCGGGGCGGAGTAATAATTAAGGAGAATCACATGATAGCTGAATTACACGCCAAGCCTATAGTGGATGGCAAATTTTGGATAGTAGAGCAGAACGGCGAAAAAGTTGCTACTCTGCACAAAAAAGAAAACAATAAATTCGTTTTAAGTAGCACTACCGGCGAAGTTATGTTTAACAAAAAACAAGACCTCACTAAGCAATTTGGTGATAATTTCTTTTTAACTAGTTCTAAAGTTAAAGTTGTAAATCTTGAACCAAAAGAGTGTCACGGATACCCTACTAGTTGCACACCATATAATGCAATGTATGACGTAAGACGCAAACTTCCTCTTTTTACTAAAAGCAATGCAAGCAAGAGTTTATATTGTGCAGGTTATTACACAATTAAATTTGATAAAGGGTGGGTTAAAAGTTTTTGTCCAAAAGCAATTACGATTGAACGCTATCCTTACAAAGGTCCGTTTAAAGACGAAATGGAAATGAAACAGGTGCTTGCTAATGCAAAATCAGATTAATACCCTACCTATAAGTCAGTTTGCACAATCATTGCGAGCGGCTGAATTAGGTCAACAAAAAGAAGTTAAACTGCCTATACAACAGGCTAGATTGCTTAATTTAGCTCTGTTAGAAATACAAGATAAACTACTTCAAGATTACGAAACAATACTTAACACAGTTAAAGCTGGAGTATCAAATGAAGTAGTTACCATCAGTATGGATGGCGGTGGTTTTGACGACAAATAAGACTAAATATATGCGTATATTTTGGATACGTATATTATGTCTAGACCTAAACCACAAGTCTTATTAGAGCATGTTAATAAGAAAACTTATAAAGCAGAACAGATTCTGGAAGCAGAAGCTATCTGGGCTGTCTTTTATAAAAACGAACCTTTTAATTTAAAAAGTTTTAATAGTCTTACGAGCTACCCTGGACCTAAATATAAAAAAGTATCATTTAGTAACCCAGGGCATGCTCACAATTTAGCAAAAAAATTAAATTTAACATTTGGCTGTGAAGATTTCCAAGTTGTTAAATTAACCCAAGGAACTATTGTTAAATGAATAGTATAACAAGAGATGCACTAACAAAGATATTTTTACAACAATGGGGTAAAAGTGTTGATGATGCAAATTTTGAATTATTTAATAGACGCTGGTGGCAAAGCACTCGAAATGGAAAACCTAATTCTTTTCGATTGAGCGAGGAAGGGTATGATTTTTTAACTACAGAATTAGATCTCAAAATGTATGACGTTCCATTTACTGAGCCAATTGAGCTTAGTCCTCAAACTATTGTCTTTTTGGAAAGATACATTGACTGCCCATACTATCTTACCAATCAAAGTATTACCGTTTTTTCAGAGCGTAAAAGTTTTGAGCTTTATATGTTTTCGGACGATATTCGAAAATTTGGGCTAATCAAAGCTATGCACGAACGTGAAAAAGAATTAGCCAAAACAGAAAAAACTTCCTAAAAAGTTGTTGACACTCTCCTGGGATATCTGTATAATAGATACATAGAGAGTTAATTCACAACACACTTTTTTAACTAAGATAGGAAGTAAAATGGCAGAAATTACCAGTCGCACAGTAGGACCCAAAACTGCAAAAAACAGTTTGCGCAAGGCGTTCAAAAACAAGCGTCCAATTTTCATGTGGGGTCCTCCCGGAATTGGTAAATCCGATATTATTAAGCAATTGGGCTCAGAGCTCGATGCTCATGTTATCGACGTTCGTTTGAGTCTTTGGGAACCTACAGATATTAAAGGTATCCCTTATTTTGATTCCAACGATAATACTATGCGTTGGGCTCCTCCTTCAGAATTGCCTAGCAAAGAGTTTGCTAGCAAGCACAAGAACATTGTGTTGTTCTTAGATGAAATGAACTCTGCGGCACCTAGTGTGCAAGCGGCGGCTTATCAACTAGTATTGAATCGTCGTGTTGGCACTTATGAATTGCCAGACAACGTAGTTATGGTTGCCG